AGTAATAGGATAGTAGCAGCTTTGGTATCAACAGCCCAGCGGTCATGCTCCTGCTGCTCAGCGCATTGCATCTTAAAGCTAAGGTATTTGATTAGATGCTGAACCCCTTCTTCTGATCCGTACAAGGCCAGCAAGTCCTCCTGTATCTTCTCCCATAACAAGGTGTTGATACGGACATCCTCTTCGCAGCGGTGGATGTACTCTTCTGTACTCAGGTTCTCCCAGTCATCAATAACAGGCTTAGGTACACCGAAGTACTCACCCCAATCGGCTAGGCCATGTCGAGCAGCCTCCGGGTACAAGTACCATGACAGGGCTAAGGTATCCACGATCTGTGCTTTGATCTGAATGCCAAGGATGCGCTCTAACGTAGGTTTATCATATCTCTGGAAGTTGTGTCCTACAATGCTATCGCTAGGCTCTAAGTCCCCAAAGAATGCCCGCATTTCATCATACAAGGTAAGGCTAACTTCATTAGCCACCATGCAATGCACCTTAGTAGCCTGAATGCCATCTGTCTCTATGTCTATTACTACATCCATCATCTACCCCTGTACAACCTTGCTGGTTTATCCATTGTATCACAGTAACTAGGCATCCACTTCTTCTGTGATTCTCGGATGTACTCTTTATCACAGGCGTTGCACTTGTACTTGTGAACTTTCAGAGACTGCGTACGTTCTTCAGAAGAATTCATAACATATCGCCTATTATTGAGTGGTATTCCCCATCATCGGCGTATTGCTCCCAGTAGTGGTATGCCTCCCTAAGTGTGATTATGGGGTTTTTACTTTCAACACTCCACAACCACAGCTTACAGTTTATATAAGTTGTACCGTCTTCACCTAGTCGGGTGTCAATACACTTCAAGAAGTCTTCTATTCTACTAACTTCTGGATCATACTTGTACGTCTGTGTTCGTGTCATTACCATCTCCTACTAGGTTCTAAATATGTTACCGTTGCTTCATCAAAGTATACATCACAGTTGTAGGACTGACCGAAATCCCTATCGAATAACATATAGAACTGTGATACGTTCTTGTCTTCAGGAGGGCATTCATCTGTTCTATCCCTTGAGATACCATGCCCGTAGTGGAACCACTTCTCCATTGCCCTTGAGCCTGTGAACTCACTTGAGTACACCTTAGCACCTGTCTCGTGCGGCTTAGAACTCTTGGGCTTAGGGTTAACGTGCGTGTAACAGAACAACGTAACAGGGTACGAGTTCACGAAGTCAGACATATCCGTACAGATAGCGTTCAAAGCGTCATTAGCCTCTGATGAACTGAACCTTGACACTAAAGCTGTTAATGGGTCGATAATGAAGATGTTGATACCATCCAGTAAGTGCATCTCCTGCATAGCTATGCGTATATCCTCCCAATCCCTCGAAGCACCGCGATCATAAAAGCGTACCTTGCCCTCTAACCCCATTAGTGTGCTGCGTAGTTCATCATCCTCGTACTCTATGTCAGGGCGTGTAAAGTCCTTCTTAGCCTCTTTACTAGCTAACTTCTTAGCAGTCTTAACTGGTGAGTTCTCTAGGTCAAACATCCCTACTTTCTGATTCTCGTGGTAAACCAGATGGTGTACAAGCTGGTGTTCATGGTCTGTCTTGCCTATCTTAGGCGCAGCACCTACTACATGGATGGTATGCGGGCGTATCCCAAAACAGGCTCTAGTAACTGTAGGCCAAGGGAAGCTAAGCCCCATCTCTGGCTTCAGCATAGCTTTCTCTATGAAGTCATGGATGTCCACAACCTCACCATGGCGTACCTGTACTGAATCCCATACACAAGCCTGATACAGTTCAGACAATCTGCCAGCTAACAAGCAAGCGTTCGCGTCCTTCAGCGGTAGCTTGGCAACTTTGAACTCAGGGAAAACCTTCAGGACATCCTTAGTAGCTTTCTCCCCAGCAGCGTCCATATCAAAGCACAGTATCACTTCACTGTACGTTTGAATGAACTCTCGGTTATTCATTAAGTCCTTCACTGCTGAGGCTGCACCCCGTGTAAGCGATACCACTCTAGGCTTCAGGTGATTGTACTTAGCGGGTGTTTGGTCGCATATAACTTGGTACAAACTCATTGCGTCCAAGCGGCCTTCAGTAATGAACAGCTTCTTACCTGCACCGCTCTTAGCTACCTGAGTGCCCCATAACTCCACATCACCCTTGCGGTCACCTACGCTACAGAATGCCTTGTCTAGCATATTGCGTTTCTCATAACCAGTAACAACCCCTTGCTTAGTATCGGGGTAATACGTTGCTGTACAAGTTACACCATCTTGTTCACTCAGCGCAGAGCGTACGCCGTACAGCTTGCACACTTCTTCACTCAGCCCACGGTCAGGGATACCACGAATAGGTAGCTTATGCACCCCTGATATATCTTCTTTAGGTGTATTAGCCTTCTGTATGTATTCTTTCAATTCTTTCAATTCATTCCCCTCTGGTGGAAAATAGGTATCACAGGCAAAGCAATAAGAGTCAATCTTATCAGGCTTCTGGAATACCTGTCTTGCATCGCTTGAGCCGCAATCAGGGCAAGCTATGTTATCAATGCACTCACCACTAGCTAAAGTCGAGTTCAACCGCATCACCCCAATCCTCGTACTCTCTTTGCTCAGGTAATGAACTAAAACGCAAGTCCATCATCTCTTGGATTTCACCGCACTCCGTACAGCAAGCGTGATCCCCACCTAGGACTGGTATCATTGTGCCAGCGCATCTATCGCACATCATAATGTTCTCCACTTAGTTAGCGTACATTTAAGCGTACGCTCTTTGATTAAAAAAGGCCATACTACCTTAAAGATTAGCACTAGGCAGCCAATAGGGTACACCACGGACGCTACGAACCACATCCACCAATCCTCTGTTGCGCCATCCTCTAGCTTGCCTAGACGAACCCTAGCGTACAAAAGGGCTAGCGCAGCAGTACAAAGACTAGGCAGTAACCATAATAGTATTACTTGTTCTTGTTCACTCATACATTTCTCCTAATAGTACGACAACTGTGAGTTACATTAGTTCATTACTTGATTCATTTAGCGTAAAAGATAAAGATTAGCGAATAAAGGAACTATATCTAAATCATGGTGTCTAATAACCTATTAATATACTTATGTATCAATAGGCGCTTCTTCTTTTCCTATGTGCCAATAAGTATACTAATTCAGATACTTATAGCTGGAACAGGCTTAAGTGCTACAACACCACAAGTAGCATAAACTTGGTACTTGCTAGTGCTATAGTACTCCTCGAACTCTTGTATAATAGCATCTGGTGGGCATTCATCAATCTGTAAACGCTCTACACTAGCCCCTGTACTGGTTAATATCAGAATGATTAGCGTGTTCATACTGTACCCCTTAATCGTCTATTGTTTCTAGCATTACAGGCTCTCTGGAAGCCTACACTGTACGCTGCAAGAACAGCTTGCATGCTGACCTTATCTTGTACGCTTGCTGCTATCGTTAGGTCTAGGTATCGCATAGCTACTGCTCTATGCTCTGGATTGCAATCCCCTAGCATTTCTCCTGCCTTAATTGCTGCTGTTATTGTTCTCATATCCTTAATCCTCTTTGGTTAACTAAGCCAGTGCTAAATGCACTCGCACTCTTGAACTCTGCTCTTTAGTACCGTTCTTGCTTTGTGCAGTCTAGCGCGTACCTTCGACACGGGTATAGCTAGATCGTCTGCTATGCTCTTATAGGTGTTATCATCCATATGGTAGCGTTTAAACACATCCTGTAGCTTAGCGGGCAACGCTTCCACAGCTTTGCTTATCCTACTCTCTACATTATCGGCTATAGCTATCTCTAATGGACTACCGCAGTCCGCTACTACAGCCAGCACAGCAGTATCATCTAGTGCAACATGGGCTGTGTCAGTACCCCCTCGTTTTACTACAGTACTCCTTTGATGCTGTAACCTAGCTGCGTTTGTAATAATCCTACCCATCCATGCTGAGAAGTTATCCTCTTTGTAATCCCCCCATGCTACCCATGCGCTTAGATAGCTATCTTGCAGCACGTCCTCTGCTTTGTCTACATTCCAGCAGTGGTTACGCGCAATCTTTAATAGCTTAGAACGCCCAATGCTGTTAATCCTGTGTATGAACTCCTCTTTGCTAGTCATAACGAAATCCTCTAATAGACCTAATAAGGTTACTTGTATTGGTACTTAGTGGGCATCCGTGAGGCCGTCTCCCAGCCTCTACGCTTGCTTGCCTTGACCGCAAGGTACTGCTCGAAGGAGTTGCACGCCATCGCCTTAGAACGGCACTCATTGCGCTTCTCACAGTTATCACACGGCGGCTTCTCGTACATTACCATAGATGTTTCGTGTATAGCCTTGGTCTCACCAGTACCATTAGCGCGATTGTGTTTGCGTTTCATTATGTCAAGGTCGCTCTGGATGATTATCATACGCACCCCCTCCAATGATCGGCCAGCGCATCATCCATTATATCCATTACTAAGGCCGCCTCATCCGGCAAGCCTAGCATTGACGCTCTCGCCGCTTCCGCTGTGCAATCTCTAGCGAATTCAAGGACACCCGCGCCATTGTACGTCCTATTTACTTGCTCTGCTCTTAAGGCGGCAATAAGCTCTTCGAACTCTATTATAAGCTGTATATTATTCATATCGTACTCCCAGTGCTTGGTTTAAGGCCACTAGAGGCCCGTGGTTCACTTTTAAGGCGTTCTAGGGCATTGCCCCTAGTTACCCTATTGGTTACTGCTAGAATCGCTTAAATGCTCAAAATAAGCCCTTGCTTGCTCAGTCATGATTATTCTCCCACTGCCCTATCTGCAGCTCATAAATAAGTTCATCGGCCGACCACATGGGTAATTTGTTGGCAGTGATGAACCGTTCGTAAATATCACACAACAATACTAGATGGTCATGCTTACTATCTTCACATTCATCCCATAGCAGGCTGAACCGCTGCAGCCATAAGATTGATTCTGATTTGGTTTTCATAAATTACCCCTTATTAGCTTGGTAAACTGCTTCAGCAAAGCCCCGTGGCGTTGCGCTTCTAATGTTCTTTGTCTTAATGCTTTTGCCACCCAGCTTCTTGTATTGCTGGCTTGCCCCTATGCTGTCACAATCTACAGGGAGCTTTCTAGGCATTGTAAAACCGCCACCAGTCCATAAGCAAGTCTTTTTGCTGTAAGCGTCCCTTGGTGCTATGTAATCGGGATAAGTGGGGTGTTGAGATTTGCTAGCTGGTATGTATCCACCGTACTCAAAGGGGTGGAACGTATGGTCAGGCTTACGCCAGAGGGTACTGAGTACCGACACAGGATTTTCTATGTAATACGGGCAGCCTATTTGAAGGAATAACTGGCTTGCGGCTTTCGCTTTGTCCGCTGCTTGTACTTGGAAGTCGGGGTTCAGTAATGCCTTCTTGTCGAAGTGACGCGCCCCGCTGACGGCCATATCGGTGCATACAGGGAATGCTTGCCCGAATACTACATTGCGCTTCGGGAATCTCCCTGCAAGTACCTTCAAGGCTGCGGGGTCGTATAAGTCCATGCGAGTAAATGTAATACTGCCGCCCATTGGGTACTCTATGCGATTAACGCCTCTGTGCTGTATGTCATAACAGAAACAAGTATAACCCCGCTCTGCCCACGGTTTGACAGCCTCACCAGTATAGTCATAAAGAGATATAACTATCTTGTCCTTATTTGGTTCATGCTTCACGGCAAGGCTTGCGCCTGTCCTATCTGCTAATGCTTTCAGATTCATGGTGTCACCTCATCAAGTATCATCTGTATATGGTTGTCTTTGCGCTTGTATACGCAGCCTATAACATAGTCTTCAGTCTTAACTATACACGTTATACCAGCGGCGGCAAGTCTAGACATTACGTCCCTCACGTCTTTGTGGTTGTATAGGTCTATTTCAATTGTGTACATGGTGTCACCTCTTCGTCTAAAACAGTTTTAACTATTACAGGGTGTACAAGACCCACAAGATAAACCTTGCGCTCTTACTTCAATTATAAAACTTACGTTTGACGCTACTGCGTCATGATAAGTATTGAATTCTCGCACATTTCCCCATTTACCATTACTGTCAATCAAGGCCCGCGCATCAGCGTATGTGTTGCATTCTGCCACCATGTAATCTTTGTGTATAGTCGCGCCCGTTCTATTGCCGAATAGTGTTACCGCGTAGTGTTTCATCTTTAGTACCTCTAGTTTATGGCCCTGTAAGGCCGTAGTTTGCGTTTTAAAGCCGCTTACTGCTGTACCCTATGCTGACCTACAGGGTACAGGGTAAAGAGCCTTAGAATTGCTGGAATACTACAGTTTCATCATCAACCATTAAAACCGTAGTGTGGTCTTGTAATGATTCTAAGCTATCCAGACTGTAGTCGTTTAATATCTCACAAACTGGCCCTTGCATGAAATCACAGCATATGGCTATAACGTCCAGCTCTATTTGCTCACCGGTACTGTCCTCGTAATCCTCAAGGTAGTCAAATAGTGCATTCAAGCCCTCGTATGAGAAGTTATTTGGGCGGATAGCATTGAACTCATTGTGGAAGTCGTTTCTGTTGATTGACTGTTTCATTGGTAGTACCTCGTTAGATTGTATTTGATTACTCGACAGCCATCCTTGGCTTGGTTGTTATTGCCAAAGGTTCAACTTCTCGCATAGCTTCTCAATGCCTAGCGCTTGGCGAACAGTCTGCTCTTTATTCCGGAAGGCTTGCTGTATAGCTTCCCATTCCTTCTTGCTGTAGTCGTCCATGTGGCCCTCTAGACGCTCTTCCCATATCACGTTCATCATGTTGTCATATATAGACAGCTTAGCAAACTCATTAGCTGTCACCTTGTGTCGCCCAAATGTAATCATGTCGTTCTCTCTTGGTTAGGTGTGATTAGATAATAGCAGAACGCACGAGAGTGTACAGGTATATTTGCAAGTATCCGACGAACGGTCATTCTACGCTTGGATCATGCAGTGATTGTGTGTATATAAGGAAGGATACAGGTAACATAACTCAGGGTTATGCAAAGCCAGGATACTATAGCTAGTAGTTATGAAACTGGTTAAATATCAATAGCTTACTGATAATGATTCGCATTCGTATTGCTATGAGTACACGGTAGTGTTAACCACATACACACACACACATGAATGACTAAGCAATCAGCTCAGATGATAATGCGAATGATAGTGGTTATCATGTAGTACATACTAATATTCATCCAGGTTATAGCGAAGCTGAATGTTATAAGCTGTGGGAATACGAAGGGGTACCCCCAAAGATTGATTATTGTAGTAAATATGGTTAACCCCTTGACATGCCCGAGGGTCTCATAAGCAATCTGTTAATTTCATGTTATTTGCATAAAGTATTGAACTATTCGTGATTCTTGGTGTCTAAGTACTATATATTATAATAGTCTCTAAGTTATTAACTAGTGAACATTAGTCTTCTTCTAGCTAATACAAGCAGTAGCAGGTTCATGGAAAGCTAACAGAGTGCAGGGAACCTGATACGCTAAAGCTACGCTAAGTCTCTTGTACGCTAACTTGATACGCTAAGTGACCCTGCACGTGGAACGGATACTCTTATTATGCTTATACTATTCAATATGTAGAAGTGTTTTGTTTTAAGGGCGTATTAATGGAGAACCATCTTGAGACCACATCTATTATTACGCTCAATAGGGTTACTAGTAGTTCTAACGGTAGCAGCTTGTACGCTAAGCTCAGTCCACGTGTACACTGAGGATGTTACTATTAACGCTAAAGCGGAGATACAATGTCAGAGTTCCAGAAAGTAGGTAATCAGAAGTTACTCAGAGAGAACTGGGATGCTATCTTTGGCTCTAAGACTAACGCTAAGCCTAAGCCGGTTAAGCCAGACCCTAATGATGATCTAGACCCTAATGAAGTCCTCAGGAAGTACTACGAGGATGCTGGAGTGCCTATTGACTAAGGAGCGGTAATGGATCACGCAAGCCTTGCTAGATGGGTTCTTCACTCATACAGTAACAGCACTCACTCAGTTAATGAGATAGAGTTCTTCAAGGTTAATTACGCTGAGTGTACGCTAATAGCCTTCAGAGGTACTGAGGTAGGTCACGGGAAGTCTTTTACAGAGTGCCTGAGGGATAAGTGGGATATAGTACGAGATGTAAGAATAACGCCCTGGAAGGTCAAGGGGATACCAGTGGGGCAGGCTGGATTCATAAGAGGGGCTGGGGCTGTACTAAATGAATTACGTGCAGAGGGGCTAAGCACTAAGCCTTATGTACTAGTAGGACACTCAATGGGAGGGGCTATCGCTATAGCGTTATGGGCTTTCCTAGAGCAGCTCCGGTGTGAAGTACAAGAGGTTGTTACCTTTGGATGCCCTAAGGTGTTCTACAAAGGTAAAACCTTTAGAAGCACTTCTAACGCTAAGGTTACAATGTACAGAAACGGGAATGACCCAGTAACACAGGTGTTTCTAGGTACTCACCCAGTACGCTTGACTGCAATAGGTCGCAAACGCTTACTATGGGACTTCTCAGACCACAGTATGCAGAACTACATAAAGGAACTAGAATGCTTGTAATACAACGCGGTGGAAATAAGTTAGTAGCTATCTATAAAAATGGTAAGCTCGTAGCTACACAAGATAAGTTCACTCACCCCTCAGATTTCGATAAGTGCATACTGGATCATGGTGATGGTTCAGAAGTACATGAGCAGAAAGGGGACTTCAGTACATTCGCAGGTATCCCTGAGAGCCTAGAGAGCGTTTCTAAGCCTGTTAAGGATACAGTAGTACCCTTGGATACAGAAGTTGTTAAAGTGGCTGTAAAGGCCTCTGAGAGCGTCACAGGGGTATCCAAGCCAAAGGGCAAGGCTAAGTGAATTACGACGACCTAAGCGACAAGAAACAGAAGTTCATTGATG